ATTTACTTCATCAAAGCCTGAATATCTAAGGTGTGTTTCTCGTATTCAATTTGGTCCAGAACTATACCCTTATAATTTATCATATGAGTACGATATTCTATATTCTTTGTGGCAGTGCCGCTACCAGTCCAACACACGTAATGCGAATTTAGACAAATTCATAATTTCAGTCTTGGAGGGTAGTTATAGTCTACCAGTGAGCAAGGTGTCTGCTAGACACTTGAGACATGTTACATGGCGGGAGCTGGCTTCCGTAGGACACTCATTAATATTAGAGAAAGCTTATTTCTTATTTCTACATTTATATAATTATAGACACGACCCATATATGACAGAAGCATATTTTGTTGGCTTGATTTTGTGGGTACTTAACTTGAAAGACGGGACCTATGATCTAGTCTCAAAATCATCTATCTGGACACGTAAGTTTGATACTTTACAGACATTCCTTAGCTACATAAAGAAAAACATCACTCTAAAACTCAAGGCATTACAAAATACTCTGAGTAGTGATCTATCTCAGGCTTTCGAGTTCGAAGTTTTAATCAACCGTGGGATAGGAGACATAGACTGGGAAGCTGAACGCTTGCATAGAACTAAACCAAATGTATGTAATTTAGATAGTAATACTGTTTATAAGTTAAGTTGCGAAATATTTGATAAAGCAAAACGTACTGGAATGAAGCCAACAAGCAGGTCTTGGGATCCATTCTGGGCTACACGCTGGAAGTGGGCACCTGCTGGCAGTTATTACAGTCAACATGCTGATGATGATAAGTACAGAGCTCATGAGTCAACGTTGAGAAATAAGATTTTTAGTTTATGTGCTATGCCTAATAGAAATTTTTCTCACTTTTATAATCGTAAACCCCAACTACGAGCCAAAGCTATGGTCAAATACGAGTGGGGCAAACAACGTGCTATATACAGTGTAGATAATACAAGTTTTATACTTAGTCAATTTGCTATGGGTGATTGTGAGACCGTACTGAGTAAGGTCTTTCCAATCGGGCCTAGCGCTAGTTCTGAGCAAGTCAGGGACGATGTTAAAGAATTATTGAGGAATGGTATACCGTATTGTTTTGATTTTGAAGACTTTAATTCACAACATTCTACTCTTAACATGCAGGTAGTGTTAAGTGCTTATAGAGATATATTTTCGACCAACCTCTCTGAAGATCAAAAGCTTGCTTTGAATTGGCAGATAGCAGCGCTGGATGATGTGCAAATCTTACAAAAAGATGGGAGTTCATATACATCGTGCGGGACACTACTATCTGGGTGGCGTATGACCACCTTTGTGAACACTGTACTTAATAAGGTATATATACAATCTTGTTTACCCCAGACTGATGTAATAACTTTACATAATGGCGACGATGTATTAGCTGCTGTTACTAGCCTCCGCGAGGTTAATTTGTTAATGAAGAATGCAAAGATATTTAATATACGTTTCCAGGCGAACAAGTGTTTTCTAGGTGCTATCGCTGAGTTTCTTCGTGTTGATCACAAGACTGGCGACGGGTCACAGTACTTGCCTAGAGCAATTTCTACATACGTACATGCTCCGACTGAATCGATTATTCCTAACGACCTCATTGCTGTGCTAAGGTCACAACAGACACGGATGATAGAAGTGTTGTCACGGGGAGGCAACTATGATGTAATGACCAGGATCTGTGCAGCACAGACACGTTTTATTTCTAAGATCTGGGGAGTGACGCCTAATGAAATAGACATCATAAGACAGACACATGTATCACTAGGTGGTATTAATGATGTCATCACTAGTAATAGCCTTAATTATCACATTGAACGTGTCGAAGTTTCTAGACCTTTTGACCCTGGAGGTAAGCTAGCTGAGGACATGAGGCGTCCTCTACCGGGTGTTGAAGCGTACGCTATGTATCTAGTCAAACGTTTTAGCTTACAACCCTACATTGGCCAATTAACGCACAGCATTCGTAGGTCTATTTACGCAACGACCTTGATGACCCGTTTTACCGTGATCATCAAGAAAGTAGATAAGATTGCTGATAATACTATAGTGGTAGCAGCTAACCAATATAGGATGTACAAAGGAGTAGCTGACAATATGAAGACTTTACTAGCTAAAGCTTTTCGTATACCTCTGTTTGAGTTTACCAAGCAGATGTCATTCATCGTAGAGGCTCTGCGATGGACGAAAGAACCATTAAAAACCTTAATACTATGGACATAGTTATTAGGAGAAAGTGTGCGGTTC